TATTCTCATACCATCATCATCTCTAACAAATAACTCTTCTTTTGGTTCTGACCTACTATCCAAATCTGCTATAGCATTATTTAAAACATCACCGGGTGGAGTAGAATTTTGTTCTCTTTCCCACTCTTTAAATTCATCAACCCATAACATCACAGATCCATCTATAGGTCCGGCATTTGCAGGTTGTTGACCTAAAAGTAATGTGCCACCAACACCACCTACTCCAATGCCAATAGCAGATACAATAGCAACTACTCTTTCATTAGCACGAACTCTTTCAGTGAGCTCCTTCTGCTTCTCCAGTAATCTCTCTACCTGTGATTCCAATACCGCTATCTTCACTGATTTGCACATTAGGATACCAAGTATCATACATCATTATATATACGACATAACCTAAACTTATTAATGTCCCTGATATCTATGAGGATTTTTCATAGAGTCTATACAGAAGAAAGAGAAAGGAACCAACATAAGTACGCTTCCTACTTGAAGAAACATTATATGGGCACTAACATAATGAGCTAGTTGTAAAATCATTATACAACTGCACAGAATTGAGATCCTTCAGATAGAATACAATCTATCGAATTAGGATGACTCTTTAGGTATGGAACGTCTTTTACTGCTTGTTTCTTTGCTTGAAAGGCATCTTCTGCATACTCGCAGATTGTCTGATGATGTCTTGTTTGATCTAAGTACTGGACTGTGTAATGAGACACGATTGTAGCCGTGGGCTCGCGATTTCATAATATTTATACCCTACTATAGGTATTTTGTCCTATTAATGTGTGGATTTCAATACTCAGTGTGGGTTTCCTTATTTACCATTACCATTACCTCTATACCTAAGAGGCCATGCCATATGCATACCAAATACCAGTAAAGTAATAAACAAAAAAGGAAATATTCCCACAAATAAAGTCATTTAATTTTACACAATAGATGGTACATCACCAGTAGAAATTCTAACTGGTCCCTGCTCTAATTTAATAGTCTGTGATGGAGCAGTTTGTGCTGCCTTTTCAATCAATCTTTCCATCTGTTCTTTTGTTATTCCATTTCCACCACCATTATTACCACCACTACTATCACCACCTTTCTTGGATGCCTGAACGCCAAACGTTGCTAGAACTCCAGTGAAAACTGATGCGATAAATGTTGGATCCAATTTTTGTTCTGGTATACCCAAAGCAGGAGGTAACTTGATATAGGCAAGAGTGAGAATCCCACCAGACCACACAAGAATCCCCAGACGCACAAAGGTTGATAAAATGGCAAGTTGTTCTTCTTTATCATCTAAACCCGCCTTCAATTTACCTAACACACCAATCTTTTTATTTTTAGCATCCTGAGGACTATTCTTTACTTCTTCTGGCATATACGTGGTAGTAGCTTTAAATATTTATATTTAAGATCTATTAAAAGCAATTTGCATTATACCACCATCACCATCTTCATCATCATCATTATTATTATCAATCAATCCCAAAAATGCAAAAACAATAACTAAACTCAAAAATGGAATATATGGAAACAAAAAAGCTAATTGAAGATCTGACATCTAAAAGATTCCGGGGATTATTTGACCAGAAGTAATATAAGCACCAATAGCAGCAACCCATCCGATCATTGCTAGTCTACCATTAAGGAGTTCTGCTTCTGGTCCGTACTCTTTATCCATTACTTCTATCTGTGGCTCTTTGGCGAACATGTTCTGGCGGCCGCCTTCTTCGGTTGTAACTACTGCTGAAGATTGAGTCATTTTTCTTATTTATTGTAAAGAAACATTACATATCTATATATTAAATAACATTTCTTTACAAAGTATTTATACTCAGTCACTGACAAATATAAACTCTAATTGATTTCCCTCTGTATCTCTTGTATAAAAAGATACTGTGCCATCACGATGCTTATGTGGTCTACAACATTCAAATCCATTATCCATTAATTCTTGCCACTTATTCCTAAGATCATCATGACTATTTAAACGTATAGCAAAATGAGGATCTGCCCTATTATATTGTGGTCCTAATAATGCTATACCCTCTTCAAAATATGACCAATCATCACTTTCCCATTCACAATTAAATCCCAATGACACATAATAAGATACAGCTCTATTCATATCTTTGACACGAATAGCAACATGATTTAACCTATTCACAAATCCAACCACAATTTTTATATTATTTATCCAATCTACCACATTGTTCATCACCATTTCCTTGTTGATGCTGATAAGTATGTAAGGTTTGAATAAAAATTAATACTACCATAAGAATCACAGGGATGATCCAAAGCTCCCAGTATTTATTCCACAATTCACTCTTCATCACACCACCTACTCTCACCAGGTGATGATTCAAAAGGACAACAATCCTCAGTAGGTAATCGTTTGTTACGTGCTGCCCATGCATCACCTCCTCTAAGGCGAACCTCCTGTAGACAGACTTCAAATGGACTCACCTCTTCCTTAGATTCTTCTTGTGCCATCACAGGAGAAGTAAGAAGAAATAATAGAAGAAAATATTTCATAATAATTAAAAGTTAGGAATATTTTAACATAAAAAAGGGGGGAAGTCAAAGACCCCCCCCCCTATAGTTATCTACTGATAATGGATCAGAAGCTATACTTAAGACCCAACTTACCACCAAGTCCGAGATCGTCGGAATCATCAGCGGTCAGGAAGCTAACTTCACCATATACACCGAGATTATCGGCAACACCAACACCAAGACCGGCTTTGCCAGAGAACTGAGTTTCAGTATCAACACCATCAGCTGCAACTACAGCAGGACCAGCCTGAACATAGTAGCTAGCAGAATCACCAAGATCTCCTTCATAACCAATGTGAAGATCAGTAGTAGCTCCAGTATAATTATCACCAGTCCAGGCTGCATTGGTTTCTACATTAACGTAGGGACCAGCAAGGGCAGCGCCAGCGAATAGAGGTGCAGCTGCAACAGCTGCGATTGCGGATTTAAACATTTTTGTTTTCCTAAGTGTCTCGCAATAAATTTATTGCGGATGATAACAGACTCGACAAGCCTGTGTTATTGAACGTATCACATTTGCCTTACGATTCTTTCGGGGGCATTTGTTTACGTTTACCTATTTATTATACTTGATAATTCAAAGTATGTCAAGTGGTAGTGTTTCCACTACTCTCTGATACTCTACCCAAGTATGGATCATAATCCATCACTTCATTTACACCAACTTGAGCACCTTTCTGACTCCAATAAGTAAATTGAGATTCAAAATTTCCTTTATGGAATACATCAACATGTTCTGGATGAATAGATGATCCCAATTCAATCCTATAAAGAAGAAGAGGAAGAGAATAAGTATTACCAGAATTGTAAATCAAATCATCAGCTACAGGACGTGGTCTAACTCCATTGTCCAACTTATACTTATCACCCCTACAATGAAGTCTAATAAGTTTCTCTGCATGATGCCTTGTTACCAAATAACAAGCTGTAGAAAACTCATTCACAAATCTCTTATGAATTCTAAGATGAATATCACCAGTACAAATAATTGCAATCTGAACTACATCCCAATCATAAGGTATCTTTGAATAGAAATCCTTCCAGGTAAAATTCCAAAACCTAACAAGGTCCAAACTACAATCATCTTCCATAATAATTGCATAAGGACTATCAGAAGTTTCATACCAATGCTTAATAGCTTTAAGATGGGATGTTGTACATCCGATCTCACCGCCACTCATATTATCAGGATATCTACCCTTAAGAATATCTCCAAGGTCATCCTCTCTGCCATCATAAGCAGATATTCTAGTATAATTATCAATCTCCCAATACTTTAATTGAGCCTCCATGTATATCCGTCTTTCTGGTTCACCATCAAGATTGATATAATAAATTGGACCAATTCCTTCAAGTTTAAATTTTGATTTATTTTTGTCCATTAATCCATTCCATAACGTCTACTTCTGGCTTCCATCCAATAACACGACCAATCTTTGTGATATCAGAAAAAGTTGTTTCCATCTCACCAGATCTCTTAGGAATATATGTTTGATTATCTGAAATAGAATCAGCAATCTCTTTAATGGAATAACAATTACCACTACCTACATTAAATACCTCTCCAGCATAATCATTAAACTCTCCCTCACCTTTCTTAAGTGGCATAATAGATGCAAGATAGTTAGCTCTTGCCACATCTTTAACATAAACAAAATCTCTTCTCTGTGAGCCATCACCAACAATTGTAAGAGGTTCACCTTTATCTCTTTGTTTCTGAAAGATACCAATAACAGGAGCGTATTGTCCTTTTGTAGGAGATCTTTCACCAAATACATTAAAGTACCTAAGAGATACTGTCTCTAACCCATACAAATTAAAATACATCTTACAAAATTTTTCAGCAGCTACTTTAGATGCTGAGTATGGATTTAAACAATCATCAGGTTGTGTTTCTACATTTGGCCAAGGATTATTTCCATAACCAGATGAAGTAGAAGAATAAACAAATCTCTTTACACCAGCTTCCAAAGCACACTGTAACATAACAGTTGTACCTACACAATTCTTATGAACCGCTTCAATAGGATTTTCAATTGCAGATTGAAGTCGTGATTCTGCTGCTAAATGAAAAACATAATCCACTTTACTAATAACAGATTTAACAAACTTATAATCAGTTATATCACCAGAAACATTCATCGACCCCTTATTCCAATGAAAGGAATTATTATCTGCACTTTCATTATCTAAAGCAATAACATCATGATTTTGTTCTAAAAGATAATCTACTAAATTTGATCCAATAAAACCAGCTGCACCAGTTACTAAACTTAAAGTTTTAGTCATAATTAATATCTCCCATAGATAAAACAGATTCAAAAATCATTCTCTTCATCCTTGTACTTGAATATTCATGATCCCTACTCAACCAAGTAATAGGTATGGAAAGATCCTTACCAGTATAACTACCATCCTTATAATCTGTGCCCAAAAATCTAATATCATAATCTGAAAGATATGATAAGAAAGTATCTTCTGATTGATATACAACAATATCATCAACATATTTAATAGAACGTAAAATCTCTTTCCGTTCTTCCACAGTATTTACTGGTTTTAATTTATGAGGACGTGCCATTGAAGGATCCTCATGTAATGCTACAGTAAGGTGATTACAATGTAATTTAGCTTCCTTGAACATCCTAATATATCCTGGATGAATAACATCAAATGCTCCCGCAATAATACCCTTAATAGGTGGTAGTTTTTTCTTCCATTCATCTACACAAATCGCTTTATCATCAACAAAAAGATCAACATTAGGCTTATGGAACATAGGCTCTAACTCATGATATTTAACTCCCCACTCTTTCAAATGTTCCTTTGTTAATTCTGTCCAATCCTTACCAGAGTTTCTACCTCTAGCAGTCATTATAACAATGTATGATCCCTCATCATAAAGTCTATTGACCTGTTCGACCATAAAAGGGAAAGGAGTTGAATCCCAATACCTTACATTATGTCCATCAGGATCGCAAGGAGTATGACAAATAGTACCATCAAGATCAAAACAATATCTCATACTACACCATGAAGAAAGATTTGATGTACACATTCCACCACACCATAAGAATTACTATCAACATGATAATTCCACTTTGACCTCTTCGATCTATTACTCAATGTATTGAATGGATGAAAACCTGTCAAAATACCATAATCAATATCATTTCTCTCACAATAATACATACAATTCAAAATATTTGTAGACTCACCACTAGAGCTCATCAAAATAACAAGAGTATCTGATTCAGCATAATACTCTATGAATCTTTCATAAGCCCTATCATACCCAAAGTCATTACTCAACATAGTAATCATTGAAGGGTCTGAAAGAATAGAAACTTTCTTCCCGTCAAACTTCATATAATCTTGAGAAATGTGAGAAGCTACAGCATTACTCCCACCATTACCAACAATAATAATTCTATTATGTGTATTAAATTCTTTTTCAAACTTTACAAACTCATCTTCCATATGAGCATTCTGTAAGGTTTCAATATATTCTTTAAATGGATTCACCCTTTACTCCATTTGGCACTACATTTATTTTAACATTATCATAGGGTATAGACAAGGTGTCCTTCATTGAAAAGGTAAGGAAAAATCCACCATTACCTGCACCACAAAGTTTATGAGATAATACACTATCACAATCACCCAAGCACTTATCAATCTCTACAATCTTTTCATTCTCAGTAATATAACTACTAGTTTCCTTCTTTTGAATCCAAGATTGATTCATTAATTCAAAAAATTCCTCATAGTCTTCATCAATAAGAGCATGATAAGCATCATCCACAATACCCATTAATGGATATATCTTACTGATATGCTTACTCACATCTTCCAAAATCTTTTTAGAATTACGCGTAACACCGCTAAACACAAGATGAGTATTATAACTATCAAATAAGCCCATAGGAAGAAACTCATATGCAACACCTCCACGTTTAAAGAAATCCATTTTTTTAAATCCACCAACACCACATCCATATGGGTCTTGATATCCACAATAAGGATTGTACTTCAATTCTAACTCATGAGCAAGTTTACATATATCATTATCAGTCATCATCACATTATTAAACATATTACATGCCTTAATGAGACTGATAGTATATGATGAAGATGATGCCAACCCACTCCCCTGAGAGTATGCATCTGATGTAAGGGTTACTTGACATGGAGGCATATTATAATGATCCAATACAGTTCTTACAACCTCATTCTGTATCTCACCTACATTATCAACTTCTTCTCTCTTAGAATAGTTAATAATATACTTATGATCCTTATTGAAACCAAACCTATCCTGACTAATAATAGCATAGGTTTTTAAACTAGATGTAAAACTTATAACAGAACCAAATCCATAAGAATCTATGAATACTGGATTATCTGTAGATCCACCAAACAAAGAAACCCTCAATGGACAACTTGCAACAAACATATCAATCTCCCATTACAATACGAATACTATCTGAATCAAAGTGTGTTGTAGAAAACTCAAACAATTCAGATTGTTCCATAGAAAACATCTGATGTCTTAGTCCACGAAATATATGAAAAGTATCTCCAGGTTCTAAAACCTTAGTTTCTGCCTTAGATAGGTCATCATCTTTACCATAAAATAAAAGAATCCTACCAGACTGTAAATAAAAAGTCTCATCCTTTAACTTATGATAATGCCAAGAACACCTCTTACCAAGATCAAAAAATAATAATTTACCACAATACTCATCAGTGTTGACAATCCATTTCTCCCAACCCCACCCTTTAGGAACAAACTTAACAGGATACATCATTACATCTCCTAATTATGTCTGTTGTTGAATATCCTTCTCTCCTATCAAGAAACCTAACATCATTACAATAATCTCTTCCCACAACATCACCATGACGCCAATCACCTCCCAACAACATAATATCAGGTTTAATAAGTTGAATCAAATTTTCCAATCCACACCTATCATCAAACTCCAATACTAGATCTATATATCTAATTGACTCTAACATAATTTTACGGTCTGTGAAGGTGTTGATAGGTCTAGTATCACCTTTACTATTCCTCACCTTTTCATCAGAATCTATACCAACAATAACCCTTCCATCATTTCCAGCAAGATTCCTTGCAATAGAAAATAATTCAATATGTGACACATGGAGAATATCAAATACACCATTACACCATACTGTTTTATTCAGGGACACTGGTACCTCTCTTAGATACTACTCCACTTGCCATCCTATTTGCCATCATGATTGCATTAATAATATCCCTATCATGAGAATAACTTACCACAAGTGATGCTAAAAATGTATCACCAGCACCACTAACATCTAATGTTTCCACTTTATTCTTTACTGGATACACATTTCCATTCCAATAAGCTCCACCATTACCAAGAGTTTGAATAACTTTACTACCAAATTTATCTACGAATTCTGGACTCCTTTCAGCTTCAAAATTATTAATCTTAATATACCTAGCATCACATGCCCAAAAATCTAATGCCTTTTTTGTGTCAAGAAACACTGAATCATGATGATAACAAATGAAGTCAATATCATCCCAGTAGATAAAACCTTTATCATAATCTGAAATGATGACATATGAATATTCTGATAGGTTAAGGTCAAAAACATTAATAGGCTCTACAAATTGGGGAGTATCCACACGACAAAACATATGATTACTCTTTTCATCTACAAATCTATTCTTAGTAATAGATTCCCAATTATCATTAGTAATAATATCTACCATATTCTCTGAAATCATGCTGCATACATTCCTGTATACATTCATAGCCATTCCAGGCATTTCTTCTACATGATCAATTTCCAAAACTGGAACTGGTTTTTCAGGTGACAACCTTTTAACATTACAATATGTATAAACATCTTTACAGCTGTCACCAATAATAAGAATCTTCTTCTTCATCAGGAAATCTTATCATACCAATATTTTAACAGATCCATAAGGGTTATGTCAATATCATACTCTTCCTCAAATCCTGTTAATTCGACAAGGTTAGATGAATCTCCATGTTGATAATATATCTCATGTGGTCTCCAGAATGGATCATGAATCTTTTGTTCCACACTCTTAAGACCAGATAACTCTATCAACTTATCAGTGAAATATTGCATTTTTCTTGGAGTACTTCCACAGATATTAAATATTTGATCATTCACTTCCGGATGTATCATTGCAAGATAATAAGCTCTTACAGTATCACGAACATCCATCACAACCCGTGTGGTACTAAGGTTACCAATACGAAGTACAGAATCTTGATATCCTTTCATCATTCTTGCAATCTGATATGCATCAGATGAGATAGAGAAAATACGACCACGGCGAGGACCAGTATGAGAGAATGCACGAGTAATGAAACCCTTCATGAATCCATTTTTAAATCTTTCTTGAAGATAAAGATCAGTTGATGCCTTAGATGCTCCATAAGGATTTGCAGGAAGAATAGTATCTTCCCAATGAATCATACGTCCATCTTGACCAACATTTCCATATACTTCAGAAGTAGAACAGAACATAATCTTACAATCATCCTGGAAATCTTGAATGACTTGGAATAGATTGGCACTACCCATCACATTAGTGTCCATAGTCCCAATAGGATCACGGAAACTGGTTGGTGGATGTGATTGTGCTGCCAAGTGAAAGACACCATCAAACTGTTTATTCTTAAATATCTCTACAAGAGAACGATAGTTAGTCAGATCACCATAGAGAAAAGTAATATCTTCATAGACCTTATCAGGGACAACATCACGAATGTCACTCTCCATACCATTGGTTCGACGAATCAATCCATAAACTCCATGACCCTCAGCATGAAGAAGGTTTGCTAAGTGAGGACCAGCAAACCCAGTGATGCCTGTAATTAAAAATTTCATATAACTTGATATTCGATATTGTCAAAAATAAAAAGGTTACCTTTATCCACATGGTAATTATACCACTTATCGTCCATAAGACAAATACTATTCAATTTTTTATTGTGCTCCATAGCAGCTGAAGACATATGACTAGCTCCACTACTTAAAGCAACAATACCAGAAGTACTACAAATGATATTATAATATTCAAATATGTCACCAATAACCAATTTCTCTAAGTCAACTCCATATTGATTATACTTACCACCACCACTTAAGTCTTCAGAAAATGTAACTTCAACAAATTTTTTATCAGGATAATCACTTTGTATTTTCTTTAGTTTGTTAATGAGTTTTCCCATATCATAATCAATACTTATAGAAGTAAAGTCAACTAAGTATACATCACTGTAACCAAGATGTGTTTCTGGTTTATAATAAATCTTCGGATATTTATTTACTGGTTCCAATCCATGTAGTTTCTCCCAATTTGCAATACAAGTACCAGCTACATTAGAATATTCAATCTCAGGAATATCACCTGCATTTCTTTTACCAACCTTAATACCTTTTATATAAGGATTGGTACCCCACACCAATTCGTAAATACCCTTATTCCTAAAGTTTGATCCATCTAAAAGATATGTATCTCTTCCCTGTTGCTTATAAAATTCTTCTGGTAATGTAGAGAACTGAATATTATCCCCCAGTCCACCATGCCATGCTCCAATAATTACATCTTCCATACTATTTGATACCCTTCATATAAAAGTTCAGCATCAATATTTTCCATAAAGTCTTTCACATAATTTCCTTTACCAATAAGACCACCAGTAAAGAAAGCATCGTGATCATCAACACAAATGATTGTTCCCTTAGTACATTTATCAATAACAGCACAGAGTTCCTTAACATGATGTAATTGAGAGGGATGAGGATTATCTCTTTCAATATCATATGAATCTAGATACAAAAAATCAATCTTTGATTTGAGTCTCATATTCCACAAGAAAGAAACAGAGTCCTCACAATATGCTGTGGTTCTATCCGATGTAAGTCTATTGGCATAATCAACATTAGCCTTGCAAATATCAACAGAAATAACCCGACCATCATAAAAGTTAATAAAATCATCAAAGATATATGTACTAGCTCCATCATCACCAAAAGCTAAGTCACCATGATCTTCTCTCATACACCCAGTTTCTAAAATGGTGTAATCATTCTTCTCCATTTTATCCAACTCTTCAAACACAATTGTGAATGAGGATGCTCTATCTCTCTGTGGATTATTACCAGCTGGTTTCAATAAACGAGAAAAGAACTTACTACTAAAACGATCACTATATGTTTCTTTCATGTTTTATTTAATTCATCAATTTTATCAGGAGAACTATAAACATTCTCTATAGAATAATCAGCATCAGGTAATTTATCTACTAAATCATTTCTCACAAATATAGCATTACCAGTATGACAAACTAACTTATACCCCTTCCTTTCTCCCAACTCGGTAACTGATTTCAAAGAACAACCAGCATTCCTAGTAACAAAACTCTCAGATGGTTTATAACCAGAACTAGTTTCTACGATAACAACTTTAGGAAGATATCTTTCCATACTCTCAAAAATATAATAATCATAAGAATCAATATCAATAGAAACTACAGCAAAAGTATCTGATGTAAAATCTAACTTCGATCTACTTATAATATTATCTAAACACCACCTACTATCCTTTTCTGATCTAACACTACAACAAACAGTCTCTACATTTTCATATGAAGAAACATTATTTTTCATCTCATTAAATCTAGCCCCAATGGATTCCATTAGAAGAGCAGAATATCCCTTCTCTTTCCATAATACACATGTATTACTACCAAGAAGTCCATCCCATGCACCAAACTCAACTACAATTCCATCAGTAATTTCTAAATCAGAAAATAACTGTTCAAGAATTCCATCTTCACCATTATCAGAATAAATGTTCTTAGCGTATTGTATATAATGATTCATTTAATTCCCCAATTACTTTACCCATGTACCATAATAACATTCTCCTTGAAAGAATTTATCAACATTATCATTATAAACTTGACCAAAGTCACCCATAGTATTAATTATTCTTTGTCTTGTAATACTGTGAGGATGTGATCCAGATACCTTACCGGTTGTTGGTTCAAACATCCTTATAACATTTGAAGTTCTCATAGCCTTTTTCATCTGAAACTCTGGATCAATAACATGCTCCAAACAATTAAAGAACCAAGTTTCATCAAAGATACCCATATCAGACATTATAACATGCTCATAGGGCTTGTCAAATAAACGAAATCCAGCTTCCTGTACTTTTAATAGTTGATCTTTCCAATACGGCATTAAAGGTTCCACAATAGTACCTTTAACACCCTCACACATTAATAGTGCAGGTACTGAACCAGAAGCAACTTCTAAAATAGTCTTTCCTTTAAAAGATGTCTTTGGATCCAACTTAAGATATTCAAATACCTTTTGAAAGTTACTAAAAGAATTTTCTACACTGTGATCCCTATACTCATCCAGCTCAGATTTTTGGGCTCTTTGCCACCTCTCATAACTAACTTTCACACTTTCTATCTTCCACAATACGATATTTATCTAATACATCAAAATACCTTGCATGAAATATCTTACTATTTTTATGTTGTGCTTTGTATAACCAAGGAGCAGGTTGTCCTGTTTCCTTTCTAGTCCCACCCCAGGAAGGTTCTGAATCAAAATCAATCCAATAACATCCACAAACTTTACCCAACTCCTTATGCATTCTAAACATAAGATCATGATCATCCATATCCTGTGGGCAGAATGATTCATCAAGATAATTAAGTTTCTTAAGATCTTCCAAATTAATCATAAGAGGACCACGATTAACAGTACCTCTTACAGCAAATACATCTCTTGAAATATTACTTCTATTCGCTTCATCACATGGTTCTACTATATTACACCAACCAGTATCAATATCCTCTTCCATTCCCAAGTAAGGTGAATCAGAATTAAAAACATAGTTATGTGCTGTCCTAGCAGTAACAGCAAATACATCATCAAAAGAATCAAAAGGTTTTCTCATCCTCTGATTCCAACCATTCTCCCTAATTATCATATCATCCTGAACTATGATAACATACTTACCAATAGCTTCTAACAATCCAATATTATTAGCCTTAGTTTCAAATACATTATCAGCATATTTGAATTTTACTTTACTTGATAGAGATGAATCATCCAAATAATCTACAATAACTTTCTCTGTTCCATCAGTACATCCATCAATAACTAATATCAATTCATAGGAACCTGTAGTATTATTTTCAATACCTTCCAACACATCTTCTATTATATCTTCCTGATTATGTACTGTAAGAATAATACTATCAATAATATCTTCCTTCATATAATCAACAGTATCTTTAATCTCAATTAAGTACTGGTCAATTGGACGATAGGGACGAACACTACCACCACTAAATCTCTCATACCAATAATCAGCATTACATTCAATAAGATTTCTAATATCAGTATCAATCACAGATAGACCATCCCTGATTGCCATGTTAGTTAGAATGCTTTGATCATGACGGCAAGCTTCAAATCCATCTATTTGTGGCTTACCAGAAAAATCTGTCATCTCCCCATTAATCTTTTCATCTAATGTATACTCCAACCATTCTTTAAGAATTTTCTTAGACTCATCACAAACTTTCCAAAATGTAAATCCGGCTTCCAGTTGTCTAGATCCCCAATAATGCTCATCATCACAATCCATATACACAAAACAATCTCTCTTTGTATAATGACCGTTAATAGAATTACCTAATGGCAATAGACATGGGTCATCTTCCATAGACCCATCAACAAAATCAAAAATATCAGGATGGAATATATCAAGTGAATCTATACACATAATCTTATCACCATCAGGAAGTTTCTCCATGGCATCCAAAATAAGATACGGCTTCCAAGAAAAATATTCATACCCATCTGGAACTGAATCATATTTAATATGATTAACACCACACTTTTTAGTTTCTTTATCTAAAAAATTCTGACCTTTCTTGTATCTATTACCACCAAAAGCAACTGTCAATACATTCCATTTCATTTCAGACATCCTGTTTCTCCCCAATTATAAGAACCATTTGAATAATTTTCACCATCTTTATGGTAAAGTGCATTCCACTTTATGGAATTTCTAGCTGGAGCATCATGTCCAACAACTTTAGGTAAATCATATTTGATTTGTAAATTAGTTATTACACTTTGATCATGTCTATGACCTTGATAACCATGAAAGTTTTCTAAACCACACTGATTTGGAATATCTGTAACAATTCTTTCATCAGTACAATATTGCAAATACTCTTCCAAAAAATCTATGTTATATTTATTTTTCTTGAAAGCCATGAATCCACCTTCAAGTTGAACTCCATTCCAATACTTCTGATCATCACAATCCATATAAACAAAACAATCTCTTTTAGTAAACCACCTATGAATATTCTGTGGATATTGTTCTAAAAGATACTGATCATGTGTTTGTAAGTAATCAGATACTATTCCTTTCAATTTCGATCCTGGAACATCACCACAATCCATATACACAACTACATCACCATCATCAATAGATTCAAATGCCTGAAGAATAATATATGGTTTCCATATTGTATATCCAGCTAAACGATCCTTATCTAAAATATTTTTATTTTCTTTATAAAAATCCTTTGTTACTAACCATTCCCTTGTATATGGTATAAATCCATCGAATAGATTATTTCTACGAGCATAATCTATAAGGTTGTTCTGATTTTCTCTATAATTAATATCAGAATAATTTACATAAATTACTTTCATGTTAAGAATACGGTATAATTTTCCAATGTTCTGGATATAAATCTTCTACAGACTTATCAGAATTATTAACACCAAACCAAATATTAGGAACAATAACAGTTCCTCTATTAGACAACCAAGCACCCCACCAAGAATAGGTAGAGTTGGCAATAATAAAATCATCACACATACTCATCAAATACAAATCGTGATAAGGTCCATTCCCTTCTGATACTATAAATCTATCACCAGCAAATAAAGGATTTTCCAAACACCATTCTGGGTCATCAGAAAAAATAACTACCTGTCTATCTGGAAAATATTTAAGGGCTTCTTCATAATATTCCATAGAAAGATTATGATGATTATCAGAATTAATAAGATAATCACCTCTACGAATATGAATTGCTACAGGTTTATCATATAATTCTATAATATCTTTACAATCTTCTATAACATTATCATGAAAAGTAAACTGTTTCTCTACTTCCTTTCTAATATGTGAGAAGTATTTTTCAGTTTGAAAGAATCCTATTAAACAAGAATCATTATCAGGACTTAAATTAAAAAATGATTGGTCAAATTCAAACTTAGATTCCTGACGATTTTTACCATCAATATAACCAATATTATCTGGTTGAATTTTAAACGCATCAAACAATTCTATTCTTAACTTGTTTCCAAGTGAATCATATACCTCATCATTATGTTTTGGGATAGTAATAGATGTTCCAATCTTATCCGCAATACCCATCAATGATGCATACTGGAACATTTGATTACCAAGTTGTCCCATCATTCCTATGTAATTAAGTCCAATCATTTATATTTCTTCAAATACTTTTGTTCATCATAATAACCTCTTAGTGAATCCTTATCTAAAGTTCTTAGATAATCCCACAAAGCCATGTTGTCCCTCATATGTGGATTGCCATGATAAGAAACTGGCCAAGAGTTATCACCACGACTATGTTCCAAATGATAGATATAATTTTCAATCCTTCCTACATTATATCCAAGAGTAACAAATCTATGAATACGTTCTTTATCTTCTGGTGAAGATCCTCTGAAATTTTCATTCTCCATACCACCTTCAATATAAGAAGAACGTTTAAAGAATTGAACATGACCACTCTCAGCATTATCTGGTTCAAAGTTCTCTTCTAAGATAGAAAAATCACAATCATTTGAAAGAAACTTTGATACCATATTATCATCAGCGTATATCTTTTTCTGCCACGGGCCCATTCCATAGGGATATACCAAATCAAAATCTTCATTCATAATAGAATGCTGTGCCTTTAAATAAGTTTCAATAGGCATCATCACATCACAATCATAATTAGAAACAACTTCTGTATCACACATTGATAACATCTCATTGAGATATCTCATCCTGTAAAATACTGAATCATCTGTTTCTTCAAATACATGAGTTAGATTTTCAATACCACTCTCAACATATTCAGTAATCTGAGGCAATGCATCTTTCTGAAATACTGATTTCCTATCAACTTCTTTAATGATTACTTTCGTATCAAAGTTTTCTAATAGAAAACAACAAACAGTAATAACATTCCTGAGTCTATCTTCAGACTCAATCCTAATAGGAATAATAAATGTTGTGTCTTTAAGATTATTTTTCATCTAATTGAATCCAATCTTCGGGAAATAAATCACACAAATTATTTTCACCAAACAACCGAGGACCATACCAATTTTTAGGAGCTACCACAGGATTTGTCCTCCCCTCCTGTAACCAGGCTCCCCACCACCCTAAGGTACTAGGGGATAGAATACCCCCATCACACAGGGACATCAAGCACAGGTCCGTATAAGGAACGTGGGACCTACGATACTGCCCATCACCTTCCATACATTGGTGGTCGTATTTTGGTACATCTGTATTAATCAAGAATCTTTCTTCTTCAAAAAATTCTTGTTCAGCACACCACGCGATATCATCAGAGCATACGAGTACATAAGCATTCTCATCAAAATTCTCTAAAGCCTTTTTATAATAATCAAAAGACATTATAGGATGAAAATCTTCTCTACCTACATTATCTCCACGTCTTACATGAAGAAATAAAATGTTGTTAAAATTGGAAATAAAATCATTACAAGGTTCTAAAATATCATCCTTAAATGACAAATCCTCACGCAATTCATCTTCAACATTCTTAAAATATCTTTCAGTTTGAAGATAACCATCTAAGTTAGTTCCATCTTCAAAATTCTCAAACATATCCTCATCAAAATTATAACAACTTTCAGTTACATTATTTGTTTCCGGATTACATCCTTTAATACTATCAAAACTGAACATTGATTGAGGGGATACATTAGTATTTACAAAACCAATGTTCTTATCAGTCATATTTTTCATCTTAAATGGATGATGCATTCCATAATTTGCATAAGTGGAATGATTATCTGGTGGAATACACCAATCATATCCATGCCTTTTAGCTATACCCCTTAGAGCAGCGTATTGGAACAACTGATTTCCAAAACGTCCATTTGTTCCTAGTCTATCGTATCCAATCATAGGTCTATAATAAAAATGGGTTCTTCTATATTTTCTTTTTTATCAACAAACTTCACCTTCTCTCCATACTTACCCTTCAAATAACCATAAACCTGGTCAACTACATTTCTATCTTCATGA